ATTTTCAATTACATCTTCAATTTTTGATGAGCAAACTTTGTCGAGAAACTCTTCGCCTTTCTTACGATCTATGTCAACAGTACCAAATGATGCTTTAACTAGAGGACCGAAGTCAACATAGATTGAGTCAGTATCAATGTAAATGATATAGTCTTTATCTTTTGTTTTGAGAATCTTGTTGAGATAATCATTTACAGACTTTTGAGCATATCGAATACTGAGCTGACCCGAAGTTGTAATTGCCTCAGCCATATCGTTAATGTAGTAGAGGAAGTAGATGTTAGCAGTTGCACCATATAGTGAGTTCATAGCAATTTTAATAGCCATCTGGTTATTATGCAACTGAGTCTGCTGAGTTTGTAAAGCCTTTTTGCGATGAGGATCTTTTTCAATCTCAATCTCTTGCTCAACTTTCAACATGTCTTGTTTGATTTTCTTACGATTGTTGTAATACTCATCAATAATTTCTGGAATGATACCAAGCTTTTCCTTACTGAAACAAGCACCGTTGGCGCAAACAGCGTATTCAGTTTGATTTTGATATCGACCTTCGAGGACCATTTCTTGAGATACGTTCTCACGATGTTGCTCAACATATGTTTCAGGCGATAGATTGTACTGTAGCATCAAGTGTGGATATAGAGAGTTCAAATCGAAGGATACAACCCAAGGATGCATGCCAACTTTTGGATCTTTAACGTAACCACCGACAAGATCCCCAGCACGTTGGCCAGGACCAGATTTGAGGTGAGGAACAACGCCGTCTTTCATCAGTCGACGATAGATTGTTGTTTCCCAGATTCCTACAGTACCGAACGCATCGTTATAGTTAACGCCACCGCCATAAGCGACAGTGAGGACCAAAGACAACAAACCAGACTCATCTTCCATACGCTGGATAAGCTGTGTATCTTTGAGGTTGTAGTCGAGATATAGTTGAGGATTTTGTTCATATAACTCCGTTAGACCACCATACTCAGAGTAGTCGAGTTTCTTTTCCCCAAGTACTACGTGAGCAATGTGATCAAGTTTGTAAGATTCTTGTGGGCCATACTTATAGCCGAATTTTTTGAATGCATCCATGTAGTCAATAATGGATACGCCAGAGATGTTGTAGGTGTGTTGCTCTTTGCCAAAGAATGCACGAGACTTTGGACGAATTTGGTGCCAAGGTGAAAGACGCTTAGCTGTTTCTTCGCCAAGTAGTCGGATAATACGAGTCACAATGTACTGAATGTCAAAGTACTCGACGTTCCAACCAGTTACAACATCGGGATAGTCAGATTGCCAGATCTGAATAAAACGTTGAAGCAATGCAATCTCAGTATCAAACTTCATAAATTGAATGTCATCTGGATCGATGCCGGTAATCGTTTTGCTTTTGTCAAAGTCTTTACGACCAAGTAGATGATATGTATCAGACTTTGAAGATTTGTAAGCAATTGATGTGATTTCTTTATCAGCTGTTTCCATATCAGCATAACCATTGCTGATGTCGACCTCAATATCGAATGAGCAGATGTTGATCTTATTCATGTCGAACTGAATGTCATCAGGATACTCTTGCTGGATAAATTGTGTAACGTAGTTATCGGTACCACAAATATCAAATCCATGCACATCGTTGTACTGAATAATGAAATCACGAGCCTCGGTCATGCTGCCAAACTGAGTAGCACCAAGTGGGACGTTACCAAGTAAAGATTTATGAGTTGCGTTTTGCTTTGCACGAACAAATAGCTTTGGTTTGAACCGTACTTTACGAGCAAAAGGCCGGCCATTTTCATAGCCGCGCCATCTGATTTCATTGACAAAGCGCTCGACGTGTGTGTAGAATTTAGACATGTTCACCTTTTTGTATAATATAGGAACCATTGTAACATATGTTGTACAATGTGTACATTGTTAAGCTGCAATCTCGCTAAAGTTTTTCACTTTCTCAAACTTGATATGAGAAGTAAATTTCTCAACGAACTGATCACCTCGGTGGCTGATTACAAAGATATTGTCGTCAGCATTCAGATTGTGTAGGGTGTCAATTAGGTTGTCGATGCCAACACCATCCAGCGCGCCATCCAGCGTTTCGTCAAGTATAAGTAAGTTGGTGCTGACCGAGTTGCGGAGTTTGGCAACTGCTCGCCAAGCCAACATAATGCTCAATGTAATACGAAGCTTTTCACCTTCAGAAAACGATGAGTACGAGAATGTATCACGGAAGCGTGATTTGATGTGCTCATTAAAGTTTTCATCAAGCTGAAAGTCAACGAACAGATCAAAGGCTGTAAGATATTTGTTGATAAGCTTATTCATAACTGGAATATACTGAGCAATGATTTTAGATTTGATTCCACCATCTTTTAAGATTGTTGCCACGATACTCAGAATTTCTTTATCTTCAAACAACTGAGTTTGTGTAACAGTAAGATCCTTCATTTTACCACGCAAGCCATTTAGAACAGTTTCATCAACTGCTTCAACTTCTTCTTCAGCTTTATCAAGTTCAGACTTGTATGAAACAAGAGCGTTCTTTGAGATTTTAATATGAGCACGGTGCTCAGAGATCTTAAGATTGAATGCTGCAATTTCGTCTTCAATGTCAGAGATTACAAACAACCTATCAGCATATTCTTTTGCCTTTGCAGTGCAATCTTTCAAACCTTTCTCAAGCTCTTCAATGCGCGCACTCTTTTCAGATACAACTGATTCCTTAAAATCGTGTTCTATGCCTTGCTTACAAGTAGGACAATTATCGTTATCGTGATAAAAAGCCAACTCTTTCATAGCAGAAGTCAAATTCAGTTGCATCTGTTGAATTAAGGATTGGGCTCTTTCGTTTCGGGTTTGGACGTCTCTTTTGTCTGCGATAGTCGATAGTAGTTTTTCAATACCTTCTTGGCACGTTTCAATTTCTGTCTTCTCAGTTTCAATCTTCGATATGTGCTCATTCATTTTTTCCTTAATTTTATCAACTTCATCCTGACGAATCTTACGAATAGACTCGTTGTGAGATTCAGCCGACTCGATTTTAGACTCAAGAAGATCTTTTTGATAGCTTTGTTCAGTAATTTCTTCTCTGTTTTGGATAAGCTTTTCCTTTAACAAAGTGTTCATTGTACTGAATACTTGAATGTCAAGAAGATCTTCAATAATTTCTCGGCGAGCTCCCTGAGATAATTCCATAAACGGAACATAGGTTGCACTACCCAACACAACGATTTGATTAAATGATTTGTAATTAAGCTTTAAGATTGTATCTTCGAGGTAAGCCTGATAATCACGTATTGCTGCATCTTGGTTAAGCAGTTTGCCGTTTTGATATATTTCAAAAAACTTTGGCTTTTCACCGCGCTTAATTATAAACTCGTTTTGGCCAATCGAAAACTCAATCTCTACAACCATATCACGTTTGTTGATTGAGTTAATGAGCTGAGGCTTCTTTACATTTCGGAAAGCCTTGCCATAAAGTGCAAAGGAAATGGCGTCAAGGACTGTTGACTTGCCGCTTCCGTTAGATCCACTTACAAGTGTTGTTGGCTTTCGGTTCAATAAGATTTCAGTAAATGTATTACCAGTAGATAATATATTTTTATATCTCAGTTTCTTAAACAGAATTTTCATTATAAATTTATAGCCTCATTATACAAGTCATCAATTACTGTTTTGACACTTGCCTTATTTACTCGAGTTTCTAAACTATCGATATATCCGTGAAGGATTGTCATTGTATCCTTTGTTTCGTCTAGTATTTCTTCAACGCCTTCAGACTCAAAGTTCAAAGTATCTTCAATAGACTTAACGTCAGCCGCACCTTCGTTTGCAAGACGATTGATGAACATGTCATGAATATATGGATTGGTTCTATTCTTTACAATTACTTTAATAAACGCGTTATGAATATTACTTAAATCCAAATTTGCAACATCATCAACTGTCATGTCTGTATCGTCATAATCAATCTTGTGGAAGATTTGGAATGGATTGTCAAATCTTTCAAGCTCTCGAGTTTCAGTATCAAACACGTGGAAACCTCGGCGACCCTGATAATCTGACCAAGTCATTTCATAAGGTGAACCAAGATAATTAATGTTTCCATGCTGAGAAGGATGGTGGAAGTGCCCTGACCATACCTGCTCAAATTGAGAAAACTTCTTCATGTCAACACCGTGTGTACATAACTGACCCTTCATCATCTCGAATCCTTTGACTTCAAGGTGGCCTGCAAGTACGTGAGCTGTAGAGCTCTGAATTTGCTCAAATATCGACTCAGCATTTGTTCTATTAATCCACGGAACCATAATAAACTTAGTTGAGCCCATTGTCAACTCTTTTGCTTCATTCTCGTAAATATGGAAATTATCATATTCTTGAAGAAGCAAGTCCATACTGTTTACGTCGTTGGTATTAGTATAGTAAGTAGTGTGGTTACCAACAAGAGCGTGATATTCAATACCACGTTTTGCTAACTCGTCAAAAAAGAACTCTTTACCTCGCTTTAAAGAAACGAAGTTAATGTACTTACGACGATCAAAAGTATCACCAAGGTCAAATACAACTTTAATATTGTGTTCGTCCAAATGAGGGAAAAATACTTCTGAAAAGAACTTCTTTTGATGGTCGGCAAAAATTTGTGAGTCACCACGTACTCCTATGTGCATATCTGTTACGATTGCAATCTTCATTCTTTCGCTACCTTTTTCTCTTTGTCCTTCTGCAATTTATCTTCGAAGTCTTTAATGAAATCGTTGATGTAGTCAGCCTGAACATTTAAATTGAGTTGCAGTTCTTCTCCGGCCATAGTATCATATGTGTTGCCGGCTGCAATCATTTGTTGAGATGATTTATAGCGAATATACATCTGCTTTTTCTCTTTTTGAATACGCCGTAGAAATGCGTACCAAATGATTTGAGTAAAGTAAGCAAATGGGTTTTGAGATTTTTCTGGATTAAAGTTGTTAATGTATTGCAGACAGTTTTCGATACCATCTGAAATCATATCTTCTTTGAAAGAATATCCTGAAAAGTTTGGTTTAGTAGCTAGCCTGGTTGCAATCTTGTAAATGCATTCACCGATGTAGTCTGGGACGCGAGGTATACCTTCACCTTGGTCTTCAGCTTCACGGCATTTTGCTTGATACACTTTGAGTGCTTCCAGGAAGTCCTTGTTGTTAACATACTGTTGTTTGCGTGCCATATAAGTACCTCCTATGAATTAATACTATACCATATGCTTGATATGTACAGGATTTTTTGATGAATTTTTTTGCAGGTTTTGGTTGACAGCCAGCGAGTACCCGTTATAATTTGATTTATCAACAACAAAACAACTACTATGCTTTAGATATCTACATTATAGATCTTAAACGTGAATTGTTCGTTCCCGTAGATTTCTATCCGCTTTCTAAAATGACGAAGAGTGTAGTTTTCAAAATTTCCAGTAGAAAGATCGTCAGCAATATCGTAAAGAGTAGCTTTATCAGATCCATTCCCTTTACGTAAAGTACGACCAATTGATTGTAATACTTTAATTTCAGATTTAGAACCAGAAGCAAAGATCACGTTATCAAGTCGTTTTAGGTTAACACCGGTAGAAAACACTCCATAACTTGCAAGGATATCATGTTGTTTAACTGGATCATTTTCTACTAAATTACGAATACGTTCACGTTCATCACCTTTTGTTCCACCATAAATGAAATGTAGTTGACGATCGTCTCTCCGAAGGAGAGGTTCTAAGACCTTACCATGCTTTTCAACCAAATCAAACAAAATCAAATTGTTCTGACCTTCTAGAGACCACAACAAATTGCGAATAAAGATATTACGTTTGTGATTGTTTGTAATGAACTCACGTTCAGCTGGGTATTTCTTTGATGATGAGTCTAGCTTTTTCAGTGCCGATTTAAAATCTTTACGAACATCCATTTTATAGTTTAGAACAATTGCTTTGACATTGAAATCTGCTACTGTTCCTTGGTCCATCAGATCCTTTGTGCTTACGAATCTTTTAACTCCACCGAAACATCCTTCTAAAACCAGTCGGTGAGTCTTGCTTTCGTCTGATTTGAGTGTACCCGTGAATCCGTGACGATAGTAGCAATCAGTCATTTTTTCCATAATCTTTTGAAGTGATTTTGCTTGGAACTGATGAGCTTCGTCGCCGAGTACTACATTAAATTGGTCAAACCATTCTTTCGGTTGTTTTATGAGTGACTGCCACGTTGAAATAACAATTGGTGCATCGGTGTGTTTATCCACTCCACCCTGGATCTTATAAATCTCGTCGGTACATCCGTAGTCTGTAAAGTCTCCAGCCATTTGATGCACCAAGCTGATTGTTGGCACGATGATAAGTGTTCTATGCTCATAAGCTCTCCAATAATGCTGTTGGATAAGATAGATGATAAGAGATTTACCAGACGATGTTGGCGATAGCGACAATGAACGATTGTGTTTAATAGCGTTAACGATGTAATCGTTTTGATAATCACGTGGCTTAAACTTGCAACCAATTTCTTCTGCTATTTCATATCCATAGTTTTCTGGAACGTTCTCATCTTCATACATGTTATCCGTGATGTTCAGTGGATAATCACGATCGTCACAAAATTTCTTAAGGTATGGGAGAAGACCAACATATAGTACTGGTTTCAACGGATTGTAAAGTCTGATATAACCATCCCAAACACGATTCTTATAAGCTGGATTGAACTGATATCCCTTAGGCTGAAACGCAAAATAGTTCATGAGTTCTTGACGCAACCCGGGCTCACTCGTAACCTTCATATGTACAGCATTAATTGGTTCGACCGTGATCACGTCAGACATTATTTAGTAGCCTCCAGCCTGGAACTTCATCACATCCAGAATATTCTTAATTACAAAGTTTCTACTGTGGATCGTTTTGACAATATCCTCAAGAAATTTTGCACGTTCAGTATGGTAATCTATTTTGAGACTTAAGGTGATGATATCCTTGTCTCCTTGTAGATATTTATCCATATCGTTACGAAGGATTTTCTTCTGATATGGTCTCCATCCACGATCACGAAGATCTTCTTCGGCCATTGAGCCGTCGAGCCATTCACGTTTGTCGATCTCGAGTTGCTTATAGTCAGCCTTCAGTTTTTTGATCCGAAGTACTTCCTTATAATATAGTGTGTAATATTTGTTATGCAACTCTGGAATACGACGAGACTCTCGAGCCAAATTTGTATCGTCGATTTTGCAGTCTTCGGACCAGAGTTCACTGATATCTTCTGTGCTCATTACATACTTCTCCACATGATTTCATAATATATTCTACCACAGAATTGTTATACTGTCAACCTAAATATTTTCGATGGTAAAGTCGTCATATCTAAAAGTGACGGTAACTTCAGGATAAGTTATGTCCTGATTTACAATGTTGAGAGGTACACTTGAGATAGAGATAGGAAAGCAATTTTTATAGACTACACGGTGTGCAGGATTTTTATGGCTGTTGTGAATAACCAAAGTGATATCTGATACTGTGCCATCATCACTTGCTTTGATGTCTTTATATTGGTCAGACGACTGAGGAGTTCCTAGACCTTCCATCCATTTCATGACTTCCAGGTAGTTCTCCATGTTCTCATCTACAACAAAACTCAAATCAAAATCAGAGTAAGAAATGCGATCTGGTGTTGCGTAATAAGTATTGAGTGGGCTAGACGTTTCTACAGGGTTCATTGTCAACGCTGGAATGTTAGCCCTTTGGACAAAAAACTCAACGTTTGGCATGCGGCCGATGGTCACCTGGAATGAGGTTGGTGCTAAATAATTTGTAATCATATCATTTTCCTGGTTGACAGTTCATTAAGAATAGTATAGAACTATTTATAAATAACTCGCAACAACCGAAAGGCACGGCTATTGGACGACTATCGATGTTATCAATTCGATGACCCATGTGACGATTGTACTCATTGGATTGGATTAATCTAAAAAAGTCCTGTACATTTGTAAAATTACCTGATATGATGTACTAGTAATGCTATCAAGGAGATAGAACTTTGAGTGAAGACTTTAAAATTTTAACAGCACGCCAGCACGTCAGAGAGCGCATTGGCATGTATATGGGATCCTCAGCAAAAGAACCCGTTGAACGCTTCCTTATGGGCAAGTGGCAAATGGTTGAGTACGTCCCAGCATTATCTAAAATGATTGACGAGATCCTTGACAACTCAATCGACGAGGCTATTCGTACTAACTTCAAATATGCTAACAAGATCAATGTATCTGTAACAGGTGATAAGATCATCATTACTGACAACGGACGTGGTATTCCACAAGAGTTAGTCTATGATGAAACCACTGATACTAAGATTGCTCGTGCTACGGCTGCCTGGACTCGAGTAAATGCTGGTACAAGTTTTGACGACAACCGAGTCACAATTGGTACCAACGGCGTTGGCTCAGCAGCTACCAACTTTCTATCTTCGAAGTTCGTAGGTAAAACATGGTCTAATGGATCGATGCTTACCGTCGAATGTAAGAATGGTGCTGAAGACGTTCGTGAAAAGAACACAGCAAAAGAAGGTAATGGTACTGAAGTTTGGTTTACACCAGATTTTAGCTTATTTGAATGTAATAGCCTCGAAGATCTTGATACCATTGCATTAATTGAAGATCGCCTTACAAGTTTACAGTTGGCATTCCCAGAAATCACTTTCTCGTTTAACAAGCGAAAGATTAAGGTAAACAACCTTAAAAGATATTCTGAGATGTTTACTGAGGAAGCCATCATTGAGAAAACTGACAATCTCTCCTTTTTTATTGGTTCATCCGAAGATGGCTTCCGTACAAATTCATTTGTGAATGGAGTAAACACGCGCCAAGGTGGCTCATATGTTGACTTCATTACAAACACCATTGTTGACGAATTGATGATCATGATTAAGCGTAAGCATAAGATTGAAGTTGTCAAGTCAACAATTAAGAATGGCCTCACGTTCGTCATGTTCGCACGTAACTTTACCAATCCGAAGTTTGATAGTCAGACAAAAGAACGATTGACTAACACTACGGCAAATGTAAGAGAACATGCAATTGCCTCTGGCATTCGTGAGGCCAACTTCTTTGCTAAAAAGATTTTAAACACACCAGCAATTATTGAGCCAATCATCGAAGCTCAATTGGCTAAAAAGCTAGCCGCCGACAAGCGAGCTGCTACTCTTGCACAAAAGAAATTGCGTAAGGTTAAAGTAGCTAAGCACATTGCGGCAAACAAAGACGATGCAACACTCAAAATCGTTGAGGGTGACTCAGCTATGGGATTCCTTCTTAAAGTACGTGACCCTAATAAGGTTGGTGCATATCCACTTCGAGGTGTGATTATGAATACCTGGGATATGAAACCCGCTGACGTGTTGAAGAACAAAGAACTAAGTGAATTGGTATCTGTACTTGGATTGGACATTAACAATCCTAACAGTGTAGATCAAATGACCTACCAAGATATTGCTACTCTAACCGATGCTGACCACGATGGTATCGGCCATATCAGTCCACTGCTTATAGCATTCTTTTACAAATTTTGGCCTCGGCTATTGACTGAAAAGCGTGTCAAAATTACACGTACTCCGATTATGATTTCCACCAAAGGAAAAGATGTCAAGTGGTTCTATACATATGAAGAGGCTTCTGAGTTTAAATCAAATAATAGTGGATGGAAGCATCGCTATATTAAAGGACTTGGCTCATTGACTGAAGACGAGTATTCTGTAATTATCAATGAACCAACTTACGATACTGTCACGGTTGATGATGCCAGTATCTTCCAAATGATGTTTGGAAAGGACTCCCAACTTCGTAAAAACTACATGTTCCAATAGGGAGGACATATGAAAAATATCATAGCAGCAACTTTACTATTATCAACACCGGCCTTTGCTGAAGTAGTAGTAACTTTTAATAGAGAATTACCAAACGAAACCGTTGAATTTTCTAGAACATTTCAAGATAAAGATGACTTTGAAATGTGGCTTCAAAACAGGCTAGAAGGTCCAGGATGCGATCCGTATCTTAAGGACATGCGAATTCAATTTAACCAGAATGAGGAGTTAGACTAATGGCACTAGATCAACAAGTAATGATTAAAGCATTGCGTGCTCATGCGCATGGCCACATCCAAAAACATAAAATGAATGTCGAGGTATACCTTAACAATCCAGCTGGCATTGGTGAACACCCTGATGTGTTCGAGGCTATGGAAACTGAAATCCTTGAAATGGCAAAATACCAAGATGTCCTTGATATGTTAGACAAATATTTTGGTTGACAGTCCACTAAAACCATGTTAGTATAGTCTATATCAAATGAGGAATTGCTATGAGCTTACTTGAATTTACATCTGCTACAAATGAATATCCAATTTCTTCAGTTGCGAAGAATGAGTGGTTGTCGTTTGCAATGTACACTGTGGAATCTCGAGCAATTCCAAATATGATTGATGGGTTAAAGCCTGTCCAACGATTCTATCTTTATAGCAGTATCCTCAACTCGAAGCGTGACTTTAAAAAGGTGTCCGCTGTTGCAGGTATTATATCAGACTATGGATACAATCACGGAGAGGCATCTGCCGCCGGGGCCGGTCAGCTTATGGCCGCGACGTGGAACAACAACATCTGCCTAGTCGAAGGGCGTGGTTCTTTCGGTACTCGACTAGTACAAGAAGCAGGTGCACCACGGTATGTCTATACACGCTTAAGCGAAAACTTTGAGCGATATATACGCGACGCTGACCTGGCCCCGGCCCACGATGATCCGGAGCACGAGCCTCCGGCATATTATCTACCAGTCATTCCTTTGGTATTGGCTAATGGAACCAAAGGTATTGCTACCGGTTTTGCGACCAACATCCTTCCACGAGATCCAAATGCACTTTCTCGTTCATGTCGCCAGTTTTTACAAGGTGGTACTATTAAGGACGAACTTCTCGTACACTTCCCAGACTTTAAAGGTCACGTTGAGTACAATAAAGAAGAAGGTAAACATATATGTTATGGTGTATATGAAAAGAAAAGCAAAACAGTACTTTCAATTACTGATGTACCTTATGGCATGGACCGTGAGTCCTATGTTAAGATCCTTGATAAACTAGAAGATGATGGTGACATCGTATCATATGACGACCTTTGTGATAAGCAAGGTTTTAACTTCGAAGTTAAACTAAAGCAAAATATATCGGCTACTTGGAATGATGCTAAAATCATTTCTAAATTCAAACTAAGTAAGTCATTCAGTGAAAACTTGACGGTAATTGGTCCTGACGGTAAGCTTCGCGAATACTCAGATCCAAAAGAACTGATTGCTGATTTTTGCACATTCCGTTTAGGAATTCTACAACAGCGAATTGAAAAGCGTCTTGAAGAAGCAAAAGAACTCGCGCGCTGGCTAAAAGTTAAAATGGAATTTATCCAGGCAGTACTTGACGACAAGATCGTATTCAAAAATCAAAAGAAAGCTGCCGTTGGTAAGCAGATTCTTGAGGTAACATCGGCAATTGATGCTGACGTTGATCGACTCCTTCGTATTAATATTATGAGTTTGACCGATGAAATGGTAAAAGAGTTAGCTAAAGAAATCAAAGAGGCTGAAAAGGAAACTAAATATTGGTTGAAGGAAACACCTAAAAGCCAGTTTGAAAAGGACCTTGATGAGTTATGAAAGCTTATCTTAAACGTCTATTGATCGCCTGGTCAATTTTCTTAAATGTTTTCCTTGGCGGCAAAAGTAACCAAACATTCTCTGCAACTCAATATCAAAGGTATAAAGATGGAAAATGGAATCTGTGCTGGCTTATAAATCTTATCTTTTGGGATGAAGATCACTGTATGGAATCTTGGATTAAATGGAAAATTATCCACACTGCTATAAATAAAAGTAGCAATCTTTATGAAAATTTTTAAAGAAAGGTTGACAGATGAATTGGTTTGATGTAGTATTATATAACATGATTTTCTGGCCAGCTTGGATAGCATTAAGTTATACTCCTCAATTGGCTATGGAATTTATATTAAATAAAATGGGAGAAGACTAAAGTGGCAGTTGCTATTTTAAAGAGTGTAAAAACTAAAAACAATAAAAAGACATCAATTGGACGACGCAACACTAAGATGTCGTCTATGAACAAAGGCAAAAAGAACGGTTATAAAAAATACCGAGGCCAAGGCAAATAAGGCCAATATAGAAAACTGCCCTTAGCTCAGCTGGATAGAGCAACAGCCTTCTAAGCTGTGGGTCGTAGGTTCGAATCCTACAGGGCAGGCCAAAAAAGCTCCTGTGATGGAATTGGTAGACATCGGAGACTTAAAATCTCCTGCCGATAGGCGTCCCGGTTCGAGTCCGGGTGGGAGCACCAACAACAAAAGGTAAAATTATGTGGATGCTAGTATTCATTGCAATTAATTCAGGTGTACCAGAAGCTACCAACATGGGAGAGTTTGATACAATCTATAATTGCTTTGATGAAAGAGAATATATCTGGGAATACGAATTACCAGAAGACAAAAACAGAATACAGTTAATTTGTATTCGCAACGAGGACTATAAGTAATAAATATGGTTGGGTAATAGATTTTATAAAGGAGTCTTATTAGATGTCTGACGTATTAATTCTAAACGCAGATGCCCAGCCCGTAAATTACCTCCCTCTTAGTGTTATCGATTGGAAAGAAGCTATCCGCTATATGTACCATGACAAGTGTGATGTTCTTGAGTGGTACGACGACTGGATGGTTCGGAGTCCCAGTTGGGAAACTAAAGTTCCCGCAGTGATTATGATGAAAGAGTACATTAAGAAAAAAACGGAGGTTAGATTTTCAAAGTCTAACCTTTTTTTACGGGATCAATATACGTGTCTGTATTGCAATCACAAATTTTCTAGACAGCATCTCACACTTGATCACGTGCTTCCACTTAGTAGAGGTGGTAAAACAAATTGGGAAAACATCGTAGCTGCTTGCCAAAAATGCAATGGAGCTAAAGGCAATAAAATTCATGGATGGAAGCCAACTTATAAACCATATAGACCAGGTTATTGGGAGTTGGTTCGTAAAAGAAAGCAAATGGAATATGCTATTAAACATCCAAGCTGGGAGACCTTTATATAATGCGTGTTTACATCGGACCTTATGAAGACGGAGAAGATCAAACTCAAGAAATTGAGATTCACAATTATGATACTTGGAGCATGGATCATACTCTTGCGCCGATTATACTTCCAATGCTCAAACAATTAAAAGAAACTAAACACGGTGCGCCAAACGTCGATATGACTGATGTGCCAGAAGAATTGCGAATAAACGATCCAGAAAGCAAAGCATTTTGGTCAAACGGCGAAACTGACGAAAAGTTTTTTGATCGTTGGAATTGGATTATGGATGAAATGATCTGGGCCTTTGAACAAAAATGCAGAGATTATTGGGAAGGAGATTATTATGGTCCATATATTCGGAGCGAGGATGGCAGCATGTTGGGCGGTTATTTTGAA